CGTATATGATGCATCTGTCAAGCTGAATGAATATATTCTTGCTTCACCAATTAGATGACCGTTACCAGCAGCTCTAGAACTAACTCTCTCGCTATGGAGTTTTACTGTGTTGGAGTTATTATTGACCCCAAGAATTGGAGTTCCTTCGACGTTATTTACCCTTAAGAGTGTTCCAAATTCAAATGGAACTAATGATTGTGAGACAGTGTTCTTATCTCTTGGTTTTTCTACATCAAGGATAGTCGTTCCTGTTGCATCAATATCATATCCTCTGACATATGCTTTGCCTGGAGAAATTTTGATAGATGCCAAGTCTTCTGAAGGAGTATTTCCTTCGTCAGTCTTTTGTGAAGATGTAAATACACCCTCGTTCGACAGACCATTGTTGAGTGATTCTTTTACTTCAACATCAAATCTGCCTACACTATAATCGCCAGACTCTTCATAAGTTCTTTGTGCGAAATAGTCTCTAATAATACTATATTCACTCTTGTTTTGGAGTTTCTTGATTTCTCCATTGTCAATCTTAATTAATTCTACAAATGTTTTATCACTGAAATCAGTTAAAAACTTCTTAGATAAGACTGTAGTAATCTTAAGTCTATCTGCACCAGGTGCAGAATAGTTGGAATATCCCTTTGCGTTATCGTAGAGTGAAGAATCATCCTTAGCAGAAATAGTTTCTTCAAGAATAGTCAAACCTACTCTGTAAGATGGACTTGCAGAGTATGGGTCTAATACTAACTTATCTTCAGCAACGTCTACAAAAGTGCCTCTGATAAAGTAAACTCCAGCACCAATAGAAACTGCAGTTCCTCTAGCACAAGAGTTAGTACCTACAAGATTTGCTACGGTATCACCAGCGTTGATTGTGGTATTTCCGTAAGTAAAACTTTCTTCTGTAATAAGAACTTCGCCATCATCAAAGTATTCTGCAGTGGTGCTTGTTCCAGAGTTCAGATACTTAACAAAGATTGTGGGATCAGTAATCCCATCAACCTCAGAAACATTAGAATACTTATCAACTACTGCTACAACTCCAGAGGTTTGACCTCTAACTCTCTTACCAACTAAGTTGCTAGCATAAACTGAAATATCAATACCAAGATGATCCTCACTCAACCTTACTGAGTAATATTCTGGATCATAATTTACGTTCCCGGGGATAACCATCGATCCCTCTTTGAAAACGTGACTTCCAAACGATTCTACTTGGTTTTGAAGAATCGATTGTAAAGTTGTCAGTTCTCTGGCTTGAACTGGGTATCCTGGTTTGAATAAGACCCTATAAAAATTATCGTCCTTATCAAAATCGTCATAATAGGGACTTATATTGAGATTCGTTTTTTGTGGCATTTTTTAAAATTCCAGGATAATTTTAACGTCTTCTTTTTGTCTAGAATTTCTTGATATTTCAGGACGGTTATCAATGTAGATAATATCTCCCGACCCTTTATTTATCTCAGGAGAAGCAAGTCCGTTTGTGAACTGCGTACCAAGAGCGATCAATTTGTTACCTGTTGGATTTGTAGTAATACCAGTAAAGTTGGTATCTACAGAACCTGAGAAGTTGTTATTGCTTGTTACCGAATTTGTAGAACTTGATTCAAAAGCAAGAACTTTTGATCTGGTAGAAATACCAACATAGTCTACGTTGTCATATGTAGTTTGATTCAAGAACAGAGATCTGTCTTGGAAATACTTGACAACCTTTGTCTCAACATCATATGAAGCAACAAATCCCTTGGCAGTTCCATCAGTAACTGTTTGACTGATCTCATCTCCAACTGACAAAGTGCCAGAAGGAGTTCCAGTAAACTTGATGGCGTTCAGTGAGGAGAACTGATTCTCAGTGAATACTGCAGTAGATCCAATAGAAGTTGGATTCTTCATAATACCAATCTGTGCGAAGTTGGTATCTATTGGGAAGTCTCTTGTAGAATCATCAAATCTTGCATAGACTAAAACTTTGTCAGATCCCAGTTCTCTGTAGATATCATATCCATGACCTTTTGAAGGTGGAATGATAGGTATCAACTCTGCTTTAGTTGATGAACTTGAGTTGATAGAACCAAGATCAACTATTCCGTAACTATATCCACTTCCACCAGCAGAGATGATTGCGTTGGTTATATTGCCAGAACTATTAACTTCTATGACTGCTTTTGCACCAGTACCGTCGCCAAGGATATCAACTTCATGAGAACCTTCAGAATATCCAACACCACGGTTTTCAATATAAATTTTCTTCAGTTGATTCTCATTATCATCAGAATTTCCATTATCTCTTACCGCCTTTACCTGAGTATTTGTGGAAGTTCCCCAATCACTAGGAAGTGAAATGTACTCGGTAGAGTCAAACTTGATGATATCACTTGGAGAAACAGTATAAAGATACTTCCAAGTATAACCATCACCACTAACGCCAGCAGCAGAGGGTTCTAAATCTGTGAAAGTTGGTTCGTCGAGAGATGCATTACCGTTGGTATTGATTCCTGAAGAACCATTATCTATACAAATATAAACCTTAAACTCACTATTCATTACATAATAGTTTGAATTATAAAGTCTAGAAGACTTGGTAATTGGAGAAAGGTTTGAGGAACTGTAGTCATGACGATACATTTCGTATCTAGTGCCTTGAGTCCAGTCTATTCTTCTAACAAGTCTTCTCACATTAGTGGAAGAAACTCTCTTTCCATAAAGAGCGTTGTCACTAACAAAGTTAGTGTAATCAATATTATCTGTAGGTGCTGGTGTATTTGTATCCCAATCCGTCTGCCTCTCATATCCGCTAGCCTTTGGATTTGAAAGACCAACAAAAACATAATACGAGTTGGAATCACTAGTGACGGAATCTACAAAATTACCCGCATTTAATATTCTAAATTGATCTGTTACAATTGCCGCCATCTTAATAGCTTTTTTCTATATTTATAAGTAGGTTCAATCAGAATTTCTTCCTGAGACTTCCAGAATCTCTCAAACCATATCCTCTTCTTTGAATTGAAGGGAACGTCGTCAGACCCAGATTGACAGTCAATCCAGTGACACCAATAGAAATTGGTGAATCATCTCTAGTAAATCCTGACAATCTACCCCAGGAGAATCTTCCAACTGGATTTGTTGTACCAACACCAACCGTTGATAATCCAGTTGTATCGGTGCCAGAATCAATGTTGACGATTATGTCTGCATTTGCAGCACCTGGGTGGTTGAGAGTGTGAATGATATAGACGTTATCGAGGAATGTTGTACCAATTCCAACAACTGCAGAGTTACCACTATCAACGGAAGTCACGCCAGAACCAATAGAAGTATTCTTAATTAAGATTGGATAACCTTCCAGTAAGTCGGCATTGAAGTCTGGTGAATGGAGGAAGAACTGAAGTGCAAGTGGATGACCGCCTGTACCCGTTGTGGTTGTAATTCCTGTGATAATACCAGAGAATCCTTCAACATCATCAATTCCAGTAATGTTTTCGTATGATGTATTGGTTGTTGGTGCAAGAACTTGAGGTGGATTTGTTTGGGTATATCCAAATCCAGGATTAGTTATCGTTGCAGTATCGAGAGCACCGTTGGTAACCGATACCGTTGCAGTAGCAGTTGTTCCAACTCCAACCCCAATTGCTTTTGGTGCAGCAATAGAGACGCTAACGGAAGAACCAGTGTATCCAGAACCACCATCATTGATAGTCAAACTACTGATAGTTCCTGCAGCAGAAACAACTGCAGTTATTGCTGCTGCTACTGGATCTGTACCCTGAACGATAATTCCATCTACATCAGCGATTACAATAGAACTTTCATTCTCTTCATAGTTGAAGAACTGTGCGTTATCGACAAAGAGTTGAGTGTCTGTAGTTGAGAAATCGCCAATAATCTTAGAAGTTGGATAAACTTGTGCTTCGATAGAATCTCTTGCCTTGGAGATAACTTCATTATTGATAATCAAATCAGACTTTTGCTTAGTCCAATCAACTGGTTTATAGTTATCTTCATCAATACCAAGACCAGTATAAATGTTAGTTTCTACTCTATCTGATTCTGAAATTTTATGTACGACTCTTGGATCTTGTCCGACAGTATCCTCATTTGCAGGATTCTTGCGAACCGTGAGAGTATCACCAACTTTAACAGTCTCAGTTATATCTTGAGTTAAACTATCAGTTCCTCTTGTACCTCTGTAGAAGAAGACGCTGACATTATCTTCTGGTCTTGGTGGTTCAGTGAATCTGAATGAAGTACCACCTTCAAATGTATATGCTTCACCAGGTTTCTGGATAACACCGTTGACGAATATCAGCAATACTGCATTGAGGTCAATCTGTGCTGAATCTGCATCATCTTCATCAATTTCAAAACTCAATAGTTGATTATTGTAATAAAGTGGGAATCTCTGTCTAGTTCCGTCTTGTAAGGTTGCAATAGAATCAATATAATCAAGT